TCCTTTAATAGTACGAGGTGGTTACAATTGTCGTCATCAATGGAGTTTTGTCAATCCTAACTGGTATGACAATAACGGTAAACTAAAAATATAGGAGAATAAATGTCAGAAGAAACAAAGGTTGTTGAACCTCAAAATCAAACACAAGAAAAACCACAAGAGGTAAATACAGAAGTACAAACACCTCAACAAAAAACTTTCAGTCAAGAAGATTTAGATAGAATTATCAAACAAAGATTGGAAGCAGAAAAAGCAAAAAATCAAAGAGCACTTGACGAAATAAAAGCACAAGAAGTAGCACAGGCAAAAGAAGAAGAAGTTAAAAATGCCAAAACAAAAGCTGATCTTGAAAATTTAATGAAGCAAAGAATAGCAGAAAAAGATGCTGAAATTAATAAATTCAAAGATGAAATCAAAAAAGAAAGAGTTGACAATTCAGTATTAAGTGTTGCTTCAAAATACAATGCTATCAATCCTCAACAAGTCGTTGATTTAATTAAACCAGAAATAAAATTAAATGACGATAATCGTATTGAAGTACTTGATAAAAATAAGAATATAAGGTATGACGATAAAGGGGAACTACTTACTATTGAACAAAGAGTAAAAGAGTTTTTAGATGCTAACCCACATTTCTCGCAAGGGTCAAAGTCTGGAGTAGGGAGTCAGAGTAGCATTGAGGGAAAAACTGTTAAACCTTTTAATATCAGTGATTTAGATTTGAGCAAACCAGAAGATCGTGAACGATATGCCAAATATCGTAAAGAACGAGATAGAGGTGCAGTTCAAATAAATTTAAACAAATAATAATATAGAGGAAAACAACAATGGCAAACGAAACGACATCGTCAACACTCTCGGAACTATATACTGAGATTGTTGCAGAGGCATTATTCGTAGCAAGTGAACAATCAATCATGCGTCCACTTGTAAGAAATTATGCTGTATCTGGTGGCGGAAAATCAGTAGAGGTTCCAATCTATGGAACTGTTTCAGCAAGTGCTGTAAACGAAGCAACTGATTTAGCTAACACAGAAGTAAATCCAACTTCAGTTACAATTACTGCAAGTGAAAATGGAATAATGACAACACTCACAGATTTAGCAAGAAATGCGGCTCCAAGAAATGTAGCGGCAGATATTGGTAAATTATTTGGGGAAGCAATCGCAAAGAAACAAGATTTAGACTTAACTGCTCTATTTGATGGTTTCTCAAACTCAGTAGGTTCTACTGCGGCGGCTGTAACTGTTGAGCATTTTTTCCAAGCAATCGCAACATTAAGAAGAAACAATGTTCCTTTAAATGATGTGGTAGCAGTATTTCATCCTGACATTGCTTATGATTTGAAAAAAGGTATCACAAATACATTTGCAACATCAGGTAATGTATCTGACTTGGCAAACGAAGCATTAAGAAATGGTTTCATCGGATCTTTAGGTGGAATTAGAATCTTTGAAACTTCAAACATCGCTAACACAGGAAATGCTGGGGACTATAAATCAGCAATGTTCCATAGAGATGCTTTAGGAATGGCTATGATGCAAGACCTAAAAATTGAAACTCAAAGGGATGCTTCTTTACGTGCTGATGAAATTGTAGCAACTGCTGTATATGGTGTAGGTGAATTACACGATACTTATGGTGTTGAAATACAAGGTGATTCTAGTATAGTAAGCTAATAATCATTTTCTTATGGGCGAGAAATCGCCCATAGGAGTTAGGAGTATTATGGAAACAGTAAAATTAACAAATGGAAAAAAAACTATTGTTAGATCAAAGGAACAATACGAAGCTAACAAAAGTCAATTTGAAGCTAGAGGATTTAAATTAGAAAAAAAGCTAAAAGAAAAAATAGCAGAAGTAGTAAGTATAAAACCAAAGAAGAAAAAAAATGTTAAAAAAAGTAAAAAAAGCGATAAGTAAGATTTGGAATAAATTTGTAGGTTGGCTATTTAAAGGATACGATGGCTAATTATACAGGTGTAAATGTTACTGATGTTGTTGAAATAGAAACATATCAACCAGATATTTTTGGATTTGGTATAGCTTCTAATGATTCTAAAGTAACTCATTACATTACTCAAACGACTAATGATATTTTAAGAGAATTAAGAATACGTTGGTGGCCTGTTTATAAATCAAATGTTTATACAGATATAACTGTTTTAAATACAGTAGAAATGGTTAATACAAAAGTAAATTTAGATCAATTTAAAAAGGCAGGTGTTTATCTATTTTTGTCTAAATATTTTTTACCAGCACTTACAAAATTTAGACCAGAAGCAGATAAGGATAGATTTGAAAGAATGATAGAATTTTATTTAGGGGAATATAACAAAGAGTTTCAAGCAATATTAGAAGATGGTGTTGAATACGATTCAGATGCAAACCAAACAATAGCAATCAATGAAAAAGAACCATTACATGGATACAGAAGATTGCAAAGATAATGCTTAATTTAAGGGTACAATCTAATTTACCAAAAGTCAGAAAAAGATTTAATATATTTTTTAAAAGGTTTCCAAATATTATTACCAAAGGTTTAGAACAAGCTGGTGTTCAATTAAAAGAAATAATACTTACAAAAACAGACCAAGGAAAAAGATTTGATGCAGGAAAATTTGTAGCATATAGTCCATCTTATGCGGCAGAAAAAGGTAAATCTACTGTTAATCTTCAAGATACAAATAGAATGTTGCAGTCAATTGCTTCAAAAAGAATAAATAAAAATAAAATTCAATTATATTTTAGAAGTCAAACAGAAGCAAAAAAGGCATTGTTCCATCAAAAAGGCTTAGGTAATTTACCTGAAAGACCATTTTTTGGTTTTAATTCAAAAACAGAAAAGATAATAAAACAATCTTATGAACAATTTTTAAAAAAAGAAATTAAGAGAATGAAGCTATGAGTAAAAGAGAAGATATTGCAGTAAATATAATTACAACCTTGCAAAGTGTATCTAGTCCGCAAATTAAAAAATTAACAAGACAACCTTTTCCTTTAGAAGAATTAGCACAATCACAATATCCAGCAGTCCTAGTACAAACACAAGAAGAAACAAAAGAAGATCAAGCAATTGGATCAGGTTCACAAACAAGAGTTAATAATTTAGAATTTTTAATTACAGGATATGTCAAAGGAAGTGAAAGTAATATTGACACTGCTAGAAATAATTTAGCATCAGCTATTGAAACAGAATTGGAAAATGATATAACTCGTAACAACAATGCATTAGATACAGAAGTTATTTCATTAGAAACTGATGCTGGAACCCTTTTTCCTTATGGTGCTATCTCAATGGTTGTAAGGGTAATTTATGAACACGATAGCGGAACACCATAGGATATAAAATGGCAGATCAAAATTTAGATAAGATAGAAAAAAAATTAGAAAAAATAGAAGAACTTGTAGAAAGCATTAGAGAACTTGTTGATAAACATAGAGATTATGATATGGATAACGTTGATGATGAAGATGATCAATGGGAAGATGATATTGACGAGGACGATGAAAACTAATATAAACAAATTAATTATAGGAGTATAAAATGGCAGTACATCATGGTAAAGAAGGTGAAGTAGTTGTAGGTGGTTCAGCAGTTGGCGAACTTACATCTTTCACATTAGAAACTACTGGGGATGTTGTTGAAAGCACACAAATGTCAGATGGGGCAAAATCCTTTATCGCTGGCAGAACATCTTTTTCTGGAAGTTTAGAAATGCACTTTGACGAAGCTGATAGTGTTCAAACACAATTAACTTCAGGTGCAAGTATAACTTTTAAATTATTACCAGAGGGAAGTTCAACAGGTGATAGAAAATTTGAAGGTGCAGGGATTGTGACAGGAATGTCAGTAACTCAACCTTTAGATGGGATTGTTTCTAGAAGTGTAACTTTTCAAGGAACAGGTGCTTTAACAATCGGAACTGAATAGTAATTTATGTCAGTTATTGACAGGGCAAAAACACATTTTGAAAATATTGGTATTCAATCAGTTGAAGTACCAGAATGGAAAGATGATGATGGAAAGCCTACTATAATTTATTGGCAACCAATAAATCTATTTGAGAAAAATAAATTATTTAAGAAGTCAGATAATATGAATGATGTTAGCATTCTTGCTGATATTGTTGTTATGAAAAGCTTAGACAAAGATGGTAAAAAGCTTTTTAAATTAGACGATAAAATGGATTTAATGACAAAGGTTGACTCCGATGTATTATCACGCATAGCGACTAGAATGGTTCAAGTTATTAGTCCTGATGAAGTAAAAAAAAACTAAAATCTGATCCTCAATTAAAAAATTTACTTATTGTTGCTGATAGGTTAAAAATATCATTATCTTCTATTTTAAAAATGGAAGAGTGGGAGTATAATTATTGGCTTGGTTTTTTAAGTTTAGAAAACGAAGAACAAAAAGAAGCAATGAATAGAAAAAGATAATGGCACAAAATTTAGTATTAAATATATTAGCAAGAGATAAAACTAGAGCCGCATTCAATGGAATAAGAGCAGGTCTTTCAAATTTAAGAGCATCAATTTTTTCAGTACAATCAGCACTACTTGGTATTGGTGGTGGTCTTGTTGTTAAATCATTTATTAATGTTGGAAGAGAAGTAGAAGAACTTGGTATTAGATTTAACTTTTTATTTGGAAATGTCAAAGAGGGTGCAAAAGCTTTTGATGGGTTAATAGATTTTGCGGCACGAGTACCTTTTTCTTTGGAAGAAATAGCATCAGCATCAGGAAATTTGGCAGTTGTAGCTAAAGATGCAGATGAACTACAAAAAGTTTTAAAAATTACTGGTAATGTTGCGGCAGTTACAGGACTAGATTTTAGAACAACAGCAGAACAAATTCAAAGATCATTTTCATCTGGTATTGGTGCGGCAGATTTATTTAGAGAAAGAGGTGTAAGAGCATTATTAGGTTTTGAAGCTGGTATGCAAGTAACCACAGAACAAACAATAAAAAGATTTGAAGAATTGTTTGGGGAAAATGGAAGATTCTCAAAAGCAACAGAGGTGTTAGCAACAACATTCACAGGAACACTTTCAATGCTTGGGGATAAATTATTTAAATTTAAACTACAAACAAATGAGGCTGGTTTTTTTGATTTTGTTAAAAATTCACTTGTTGTTATTAATAGAATGATTGAAGAAAATTCTGCAACATTAGAAAAATTTGCAAGTGCTGTTGGACAAAGTTTAGTAGGATTTATAAAGCAATTTATTTTAGGTGTTGCTGGTCTTATGGATATATTACAACCTGTATTTAGTGTTCTTGTAAATGGTATTGGTGGCTTAATAGAAATTATAAAAGCATTACCACCAGCTATAAGAGAAATGGGAATATTAGGTTTTTTAATGTTAGGTCGTGCTGGAAAAATAGCAGTTATTGGTATCATAGCATTAATAAAAAAAATGGGTTTAGACCTTGATGAATTAACTAATAAAGTTTTTGGAAAAACTGACAAAGAATCATTTGGTAGAAGTTTTGAACTAGCTAATGAATTTATAAAAAAAGTAGATGAAAATATTATCGCTTCAAGAGAGTCAATGAGAGAATTGATGGAAGCGGCAACAAATTTTAAAGAAGAAGTAAAAGAAACAGGTTTAAGTTTAGGAAAAATTAAAGACAATATATTAGAAGCATTTAAAAAAGATTTTGAGTCAATAAATGAATCATTATCAAAAATGGCACAAAGCGGTATCAAAGCATTTTCAAGAGGATTAGCTGAAGCTTTAGTTATGGGTAAAGAATTAAATATGACTTTTAAAGAAATAGCAAAAAGATTATTAGTAGATATATTAGCTTTTACAATTCAATTAGTAATTCAAGAAACAATTAGAGCCGCACTTAAAAAAGATGAAGTAGTAGCAGAAAATGAAATCACAGAAGAAAAGAAAAAACAATTAAAAATACAAATGGCTATGATGGCAATGTCAGGCAACCCAATGGCACTTTTTGGATTTGCTGGATTTTCTCAAGGTGGAGCAGTAAGAAAAGGTAATCCTGTAATAGTTGGGGAGAGAGGTCCAGAACTTTTTGTTCCAAACACAACAGGACAAATAACTCAAAATGCTAGAGGAACAAATATGGGTGGAGTAAATGTTAATTTTACAATTAATGCAATTGATACACAAGGTTTTGATGATGCTCTTCAACAAAATAGAGGAACAATAACATCAATTATAAATAATGCTTTGACTGAAAAAGGTAGAGGAGAAATAATTTAATGGCAGGTGCTTTTCCAATATCTACTGCAAAGTTTTCAACATTAGGTTTACAAAGTAATCAAAGCACATTGCTTTCAAAATCAATATCAGGAAAAAAACTTACAAGACAAATACAAGATCAAAGATTTGGTTTTACAGCACAAATTATTACTGCAAAGAGAAATGATGTTTATGGCGAATTAATAGCTTTTATTATGAAACAAAGATCATCAAAAGAAAATTTTACAATTATTCCACCAGAAATATCATCTACAAGAGGAACTGAAACAGGAACAGTATTAGTAAATGGCAATCAATCTGCTGGGGATAATACAATCGCACTTGATGGTTTTGCTGGCGATGGTGCTGGAAGATTTAAAGCTGGTGATCTTATAAAATTTGCATCGCATACAAAAGTTTATATGATAGTTGAAGATGTAACAAGTTCTAGCAATGCGGCAACCATTACAATAGAACCACCATTAGTAGCAGATATAGTTGATGACTCAACAATTGTTTATAACAATGTGCCTTTTACAGTTCATCTTACAAATGATTTACAAGAATTTGGAACAGTTGGTGCGGATAATTTAGGAAACTTATTATATCAATTTGAATTAGATGTAGAAGAAACTTTATAATGGCAAAATACCTAATTAGACATTGGGT